TCTCGTATGGAAGATATGGGACAAATGGGAAATTCAGAAAAGGCTATATTACCGGATGGTATGCCTTTTAATATGGAAGACCTTGAAATGGATGAGGACTCCGTATCAAACGATATGCCATTTAATTCAGATGACCTTGAAATGAATGTAGGTGGATTAGTTCCTCAACAACAACCTTACGGAGTAGTACCACAAACTACTAACACCTACAATATTCCTTCAGCATTTTCTACCTATCAGCAACAACCTTACTCTCAACAAAATGTTGTTGCGCCTGTAACGCCCGTAACAACTACAGTGCCGGGTTTTGTTCAGCCTCCTATAGCTCCCCGTTCACAATTTACTTTTAAAGACTTAATGCCGGGAACTGTTAGAAGACAACAGTTAAATCTAGCAGGACAAACAGGAGCACCTCAAGTAGATACTTCTGGTATATCAAGAAGCAATGCTGCGACCAATGCGCCTACGGGGTCTAATCTTGGAACAGACCTTGCAACTGCTGCTGTAACAGGATACACAGCATATAAAATTGCACCTAGCATTTTAGCGGATGCTAAAAAGGCATATGGAACATTGAAATCTTTTGCAGGTAGTTCAAAAGTTGCCGCAGATGCTGCTGCTAGTGCTACTACTATGGGCCCCGGAACAGTAGCACCAACCTTTAAGAGCTTAGTACCCGGAACAGTTGAAACAAGTACAGTAGGAATGGGACCACAAACAACATATGCCGGCACTAAAGCTGCTGCTGCTAAATCTAGTATTTTTAGAAACCCGCTTACCGGAACTTTTAAAGGAAGTGCTGCATCAACAGCTGCAGGCTTAGCTATGTTTGCCGCTATCGTAGGAATGGGTGCGTTTGGTATGCCTAGCGGTAAAGCTAATCATGAAAAGTATAAACGGGAACGCAGAGACAAAAGAATTAAAGAAGTAATTGTACCCATGAAGCAGATGCTAGCTAGTATAGCTGGTGTATCTAGTGAAAAACTTATTGCAAGTCAACAACCTCCTAAAACTCCGTGGCAAGATATGGAAGATGACATTCGTGCTTCGGGCGTAGGTGATATGGACAATGAACTTGACACAGCTAAGACTATGTTCCAAAGTAATCCTGTCTTTCAAAAACAAAATGAAGAGTTCCTAGCACAGGGTGACAATGCAAAATGGTATAATCCAGATATGAGTAGAACAGATTATATGGGTGAGATTTATGAAAATAACGCTGCCTTAAGAGCTATAGCAGAAGCTTCTAAAAACTCATTTGTTGCTGGTACTAGACTTCCTACCGGAACACCTAATCCAGTTCTAGTTGCTCAAGAACAATACACTAAACATATAGAAGCAGGCGGAGAGCCTAATACTTTTATGCCTAACTTTGAACCTAAAGAAAAGGTAGAAAAAGAAACTACAACAGAAACTGATGGTACTTGATAACCATACTATAAATTCAAGAAACGTGAACTAACAACACGCTATTTGTTAGATATATGGCCTACCCACCCCCCACACACAGACACGGCTACGGTGGCCCCAAAAGGAGAATAAAAATGGCAGAAGCTGCTATTATGGCTGAAGAAATGCAGTCACCAAAAAAAGTTGCGTTCGCTACTCGTAAGTATAGCAATGAAGAAAAACGTAAACTAGAAGAAGAAGAACTTGAACAACTACTAAAAGAACAACGTGGCGAAGTAGAAAAGTCTGCTGAAGATACTACTACTACGGAGTCACAAGAAGCTGAGCCTACTACCGCAGAAGAAAAAACATTTAAAAAACGGTATGGCGACTTGCGTAGACATTCGCAAGAAAAAGAGCAAGGGTTCCAAACAGAACTTGATGCACTTAAAAAGCAGTTAGACAGTGCTACTCGTAAGGAAATTAAACTTCCTAAGTCAGAAGAAGATTTAGAAAAATGGAGCCTTGAATATCCTGACGTAGCAGCAATCATTGAAACTATTGCAATTAAAAAAGCTACTGAACAATCTAAAGCATTAGAAGGTAGAATAAAAATAGTAGATGAAATGCAGTACACTGCTAAGAAAGATAAAGCTGAAGCAGAGCTTATGCAAATTCATCCTGATTATGGAACCATTCGTGATAGCGATGACTTCCACACATGGGCAGACGAACAACCTAAGTGGGTTCAGAATGCTTTATATGAAAATGATGATGATGCAAAGTCTGCCGCAAGAGCAATTGACCTGTATAAAACCGATAAGAATATTACAACTAGTAAATCTTCTAACGGCAAAGATGCAGCAAAAACAGTTAACTCACGTAATTCCCGTAGCAAGCCTCAAGACAATGAAGCGTCTACATACCTACGTGAGTCTCAAGTTCATAAGATGTCTGCTCAAGAATATGAGAAGAAGTCTGATGAAATCATAGAAGCTATCCGCACTGGAAAGTTCGTCTATGATATGTCTGGTTCCGCCAGATAAAAAAGTGTTGACAAATGGTTATGCGTAAGTATAACTAGAGACACTTGGGTATAAGTATATTGCAATATGTTTATACCCAGTACGCAAACAATATCAGTCTTACGGATTACCTGATAAACATGGCCCGTTAAATATTTGGTTGGCCGACTAAATAGAAAACGCACCCATAGTGATTCAGCCTCCTATATAGTCTGGTGAGTTTGCATCTGTTAAATAACCCGTCCAATTCTGGACAAAAATACCAATCTAGGAGAAACTAAGATGGCTTTTAATTCACAAGCTGGTTATGGTAATCTTCCTAACGGTAATTTTTCGCCCGTTATTTACAGCAAACAGGTGCAGCTTGCTTTCCGCAAGGCCGCTGTTTGTGAGGCAATCACCAATAATGATTACTTTGGTGAGATTGCTACAATGGGAGATTCCGTTAAGATTATTAAAGAACCGGAAATCACAGTAAAGGCTTACGAACGTGGTACTACTATCACACCGCAAGACCTTGACGATGAAGACTTCAATCTAACTATCGACAAAGCTAATTACTTTGCTTTTAAAGTAGATGACATTGAAGAAGCACACAGCCACGTAAACTTTCAATCACTTGCAAGTGAACGTGCTGCGTACCGTATTGCTGACCAGTTTGACCAAGACGTTCTTGGTTATCTTGCTGGTTATAAACAAGCTGCTATTGGCTCAGCTGCAGGCGTTGCTAACACTACTGTTAATGGTTCTGTTGCTGTATCTACTGCAGGTACTGATGAGTTACTATCAAGCATGAAGTTAGATGCTGTTGATTTTAACGGTGGTACTGCCGCAGATGCTATTGCTATTCTGCCACGTACTGGTGCTGGTGCTGCTCCAACGGCTGCTGGTGACGCAAACCCACTTCAAGTTCTTGCTCGTATGGCTCGTAAGCTAGACCAGCAGAATGTGGATTCGCAAGGTCGCTGGCTTGTTCTTGACCCTGTATTCATCGAAGTATTGAAAGACGAAGACTCTCGTCTATTTAATGCTGACTTCGGTGGTAACGGACTACAGAACGGCGTTGTAAGTGACAACATCCACGGATTTAAAGTGTATGCTTCTAACAACCTACCTTCAGTTGGTACTGGTGCTTCCTTCTCAGGAACTAACAGTTCAGCTAACTTTGGTGTAATTGTTGCTGGTCACTCGTCTGCTGTTGCAACTGCAGAGCAGATTAACAAAACAGAAACATATCGTGACCCTGACAGCTTTGCTGACATTGTTCGTGGTATGCATCTATATGGCCGCAAGATACTTCGTCCTGAAGCTCTTGTTAACGCCATGTATCACTTAGCGTAAGGGGGGTTAGAATATGACCGCATACGTAGTCGCAGATACACCTGCTCGTGGTAATGATGCCCGTGGGCGCAAGCCGTATCTAATACAAAACATACTTGACATCAAAGCGCAAATCGCCATTAATGGTGCAGATTATGCTGCTGGAGACACAGAGCAAGTGCTTAACGTACCTAAAGGTACTGTTGTGCTTTCTTCTGGGATTGAAATTGTTGAATCCTCTCCTTCTGGTACTGCTACTGTTGACCTTGGTTATACAGGTGGTACTGTAGATTTGTACATTGACGGCCTTGATATCGTGGGTGGTGCTTCTGGTACTTATGGGATTACTCCCGGAACAGAAGCAGCGCAAATCCAAGTTATTATTGCTGCCGATACTATTGACTTGAAATTCGTAACAGAAGGTGCTCTTACTGCAGGTAAACTGCGGATATGGGCCGTCTGTATGGATATCACAGACATAGGTGGAGTTGAACCGTTGGAAGCAGCGAGAGACTTTGCTTAACTAAATTGGGGGGCAGCTATGTTTCACACTAACTGTCCCCCTTTTTTACTAATTACAACTCAGTATAGGTAGCCTAATGACTACAACAACTGAAAGAAGAATTAATATACCCTTTGAAAATCGAAGAATTGCTATTTCTCCTGCAAAGACATCCGATACCAGAGTGGTACTTATAGAGTTTCAAAACAGAACAGTATATATACGCAGAGATTAAGTATTCTTTGAATATGCTGTATATGTAACGGAGTTACACTAATGTCAAATCGTTGGCCTATTAAAGATAAAGATGAAACGCTAGATTACAGTGTAGATTGGTCACGCTTCCTTGGCACTAGAACAATTAGTTCAGTAGTATGGGGTGTAAAAACAGATGCGATTGCTAAAACTACATTAGGCGCAGGTCAAACTTTGACTACTGCTTCAAGTAGCGCAGTAACAGATAATATTCAAAATGCATCTCAGTCAAATACCTCTACGGTTGCTATTATTAATTTAGCAGGTGGGGTAAACAATCGAGAGTATACATTTAGTTGTACTATGACTGACAGCACTAGTAGTGTAGCAGAACGTACAATTAAAATTAAAATTAGAGAGAAGTAAACATATGGCATACAACTTTCTTGGCCTAGTAAATGATATCAATAGACGACTAAATGAAGTTGAACTTACCTCAACTAACTTTGCTACGTCTACAGGATTTTATGGGCAAGCAAAAGATGCCATATCAGCATCTATTCGTTATATAAATCAATCAGAGTATCAGTGGCCCTTTAATCATGTAGAGCAAGAAGACACACTTTCTATAGGAGTTACCCGTTATCCTTTTCCTACAGACTGTAAAGTAATTGACTTTGACACTTTTAGAATTAAAGAAAATGCTACTCTTGGAAATAGCACAGTCAAACTTCCTATAATAGTTTATGAAGAATACCTTGACAAGTATGTAGACCAAGAGTATAATAGTACTACTACTTCTTTAGGCCAAGGTGTCCCACAACGTGTGTCACATGCTCCTTCCCTTGAATACATAGTAACTCCTGTTCCTAATAAAGCATACTCAATAGTATATGAATACTATAGTGTACCTGTAGACATGGCTTTACACAATGATGTTCCCGGAGTTCCTGAAAGATTTAGGCACGTAATAGTAGATGGTGCTATGCACTATGCTTATTTATTTCGTGGTAATACACAAGATGCACTAGTTGCAAAAGAGAAATTTGAAGATGGCATTAAAAGTATGCGGTCTATGTTAATCAATCGTTATTCTTATTTACGCTCCTATTTAATCCCGCAGAATACAGGTGGGGGTAATAGAGGCAGCGCAAGGTTCCCACGTTAATGGACAAATGGCAAACTTACCCAGTAGAATTTCGTGGTGGTTTAATAACCAATTTAAGCCCTTTACAACAGGGTGTAAATGCTCCGGGTTCTGCTCGTATTCTTCGTAACTATGAACCATCCGTAGAGGGTGGCTATAGGCGTATCGAAGGCTACTCTAAATATGATGACGCTATCATTCCACCTTATAGTGCTCCTGTAGTACATGGTAATGGGCAGAGTGGCAAAACTTTAATACTTGGTGCTATTCACACTAGTCCCGGAGCAGGTGATGTTTTTGCGCTAGCCGGTGGAGCAATAGATGGAGCAAGTCAAACTGGCACAAGTTTAAATGTAGATGGGTTAAATGTTCGTCCTTCCGCAAATGATACGTTTACAATTGCAGGCTCTTCAGTAGTACATACAATA